ATGGTGGCCCATCATGGGAGACAACTACAACTGAAATCCTAGACAATCTAGGTGCTGATGTAGTCTTTGAAGGCCCACAAGCGTCAGGCGGTACTGTTTACCAATACTCTCAAGCACAAGGTGTAGAGCAGATTGAAGGTAAGTGGTACACAAAGTATGTGTTAGGCCCTACCTTTATCGATACTGTTAAGGATGGTGTAACTACCACAGCAGCAGAACATGAAGCAGTTTACAAGGCTTCTAAGGATGCTGAACAGGCTAAGAGTGTTCGTGCAACTCGTGATGCTAAGTTGGCTGAATGTGATTGGACACAAGTAGCTGATGCACCTGTTGACAAAGCTGTATGGGCTACCTATCGTCAAGCCTTGCGTGATGTAACTGCGCAAGAGGGATTTCCTTGGACTGTGGAGTGGCCTTCTAAACCATGACTGACTCCACCACTGAAACCACAGCAGCCATTGTAGCTAAAGTAGCTCCTCCAGCTTCAGTATCTTTGGCTACTATTGCAGGGTATCAGGTCAGTGAGTTAGTATTATGGGCTACATTGATCTATACCGTATTACTTATTGGACATAAGTTATTCTCAATATACAAGGACTTTAAAGAGCATGGCAACAAAACCAACTAAAGCTGATAAGAAGATGGGTAAGGTAATGCACGAGTACAAGGCAGGTACTCTCCACAGTGGTAAGGGTGGCCCTGTGGTGAAGTCTCGTGATCAGGCCATTGCAATTGCTTTGTCACAAGCAAATAAAACTAATCCAGCTAAAGCTAAAAAGAAGTCTAAAAAGACTTGACAGTAACACTAAAGTATGTTACCATATTAACAAAGAATAAGGGAAGATAATGGCTACGACATATCTACAGTTGGTAAACAACGTGTTGACACGTCTAAGGGAGACTGAAGTATCGTCAGTTAGTGATACTCCTTATAGTTCCCTTATAGGTGTATTTGTTAATGATGCTAAGCGAGAGATCGAGGATGCTCATGATTGGAATGTCTTAACACAGACACTTATTGTTCCAACAGTAGCTGAGACTCGTAACTATACATTGACAGGATCAGGTCAAAGGTTTCGTACAGTGGATGTCTTGAATGATACTCAAGATGTCCCCATGCAAGCTGTACCTACTAATTGGATGAATAGACAGTACTTCTTAGGTAATGTACAGAGTTCAGCTCCGATCTATTACAACTACAACGGTATCTCAGGTGATGATACTCAGGTGGATGTATGGCCTCGTCCTGATGGAGTCTATTCACTGAGGTTTGAATTGATTATCCCTCAAGCTGACTTAACAGCTAATGCTGATGCTTTGTTAGTTCCTCATCACTTAGTACAGATGTTAGCCTACGCTAAAGCTGTTGGTGAGCGTGGTGAAGACGGTGGAACATCCTTCAGTGAGATTTATCAACAATATCGTTTAGCTTTGGCAGATGCTGTAGCTATTGAGCGTAACCGCTACGATGAAGAAACTACTTGGGTGGATGTCTAATGGTAGCTAAGCTATTAACTACTACTGTATCAGCTCCCGGGTTTATGGGGTTGAATACTCAGGATAGCTCAGTCTCTCTAGAGGCTGGATATGCTACCGTGGCTAATAACTGTGTGATTGATAAGTTTGGACGTATTGGTGCTCGTAAGGGATGGACTCAAGCCCACTCTTCAAACAGTGACTTAGATGTTGCTAACGTCAAAGCTATCGGTGAGTTGATTGATAACTCAGGTAACTCATACATTATTGCTGCAGGTAACAATAAACTGTTTAAACTTGTAGGTACTACACTTACAATGTTGACATATGGAGGTGGGGGTACAGCTCCTACTATTACAGACAGTAACTGGCAGATGGCTCCTTTGAATGGTGTCTTGTATCTGTATCAAGCTGGACATGATCCTCTAGTGTTCGATCCTGCGGTCAGTACAACAACCTTTAGACGTATCTCTGAGAAGACTGGCTACTTAGGTTCAGTGTCTAGTAACAACTGTGTGATCAGTGCTTATGGTCGTACATGGTCAGCTAATAACACAACAGTTAAGAGCACCATTCAGTTCTCAGACTTACTCTCAGGTCATGTATTGAGTACAGGTACTGCAGGTACTTTAGATGTATCTCAAGTGTGGCCTAACGGTGCAGATGAGATCATAGCCTTAGCAGCTCACAATAACTTCTTGATTGTGTTTGGTCGTAGACAGATCTTGATCTATGCCAATGCTGGAGATCCTAACAACATTACCCTGTCAGATGCTATCACAGGTATAGGCTGTGTAGCTAGGGACTCAGTAGTTGCAACTGGTGGTGATGTAATCTTTGCTTCTGACTCAGGTGTGCGTTCATTGATGCGTACCATTCAAGAGAAGTCAGCTCCAATGCGAGATATCAGTGCCAATGTACGTGATGACTTAGTACTAGAACTTAGCTTAGAAGATCCTGATGAGATTAGAGCTGTGTACTCAGATAAGGAAGCCTTCTACCTATTGTCTTTACCAGCTCGTCAGCTTGTATATTGTTTTGACATGAGATCACAGCTTCCTAATGGAGCTAACCGAGTTACAACATGGGATGGCTTAGTACCGTATGCTTTAAAGTACACCCGCAACAAGGATCTATTAGTTGGTAAAGCTGGTTACATTGGAACTTATGCTGGCTACAAGGACGATACTAACTCATACTTAATGAGGTACTTCACTAACTACTTTGACTTCCAATCCCCTACAGTCTTGAAGTTAATGAAGAAAGTAGGTGTAACGATTATCGGAGGTCAGGGTTATCCAGTTACTTTAAAGTTTGGCTTCGATTACAGTGACATCTTGAACTTAAGACAGTTTAGCTTAAACAATGCTGCTGTAGCTGAATACAACATAGCTGAGTACAACATTGCAGAATACGGTGGATCAGCCTTCGACAATAAAATTATTAATATTGGCGGATCAGGTAAGGTTATTCAACTAGGTTTTGAAACAACTGTATTTAATAAATCAATATCCATTCAGAAACTTGATGTCTACGTTAAGACAGGAAAGACAAGGTAACTATTTTGAGCAACTACACCAAGGCCACTAATTTCGCCATTAAGGACAGCCTGAACACAGGTAATCCTTCAAAGATCATTAAAGGTACTGAAGTTAACACTGAGTTTGATAACATTCAATCTGCAGTTAACTCTAAACCTGATGCCAATAATGCAGCTTTAACAGGAACAGCCACAGCAGTTAATCTTATTGTCTCTGGCACACTCACAGCAACAGTAGATGGAGGAAGTTACTAAAATGGCTGATTGGACAGATTTAATTGCCCCTCTGTTGGGCACTGCAGGTAGCGTATATGCTTCTAACCAAGCTGCTAATGCTACCACTAACGCAGCTAACCAAGCTGCTCAAGCTGCACAGTTCCGACCTGTAGGAGTTACTACAAGGTTTGGTAAGTCAGGCTTTAACTATGATCCTACATCAGGTCAGTTGATCGGTGCAGGTTATCAGGTAGCTCCTGACGTAGCTGCAGCCCGTGAAGGTTTGATGGGCATGGCAGGTACTGGCTTAGGTCAAGCTCAGCAGATCCAAGCATATCAGCCTAATGTTAATGCTCAAGCTGCAGGTTTGTTTAACCTTGGTGCTTCATACACAGCTCAGAACCCTCAGCAGGTTGCTCAGAACTACTTAACTCAGCAGCAACAACTATTAGCTCCCGGTCGTGAACAGCAACTGGCTAATTTGACTAACCAACAACAACAACAAGGTCGTTTAGGTCTAGCTACAGGCGGTACTACAGCAGGTTACACAGCAGGTTCTCCCGGCTTGCAAGCTACTAATCCTCAGATGGCTGCATACTACAATGCTCAAGCTCAGCAGGATGCTCAATTGGCTGCTCAGGCACAACAGGCAGGTCAGCAACAAGTACAGTTCGGTCAAGGCTTGATGACAGGTGGTTTGAACTTGGCAGGTCAAGGCTTTGGATTACAGACACAAGCTCTGGCTCCTTACAACGCCTATGTACAAGGTGCTACAACACTTGAAAACTTAGGTCAGAATGCTTTGACTCAAGGCTCAGCTCTGGGATCAGCTATCACAGCAGGTTCTACAAATGCAGCTAACATTCAGAATCAAGCAGCACAACAGGCAGCAGCTTTGCAGATGCAACGTAACAATGCTGTAGTAGGTGGTTTAACAGATCCTATCAGTCAGTTGATTGGTGGTTTGTCTGTTGGAAATACTAACTATCAACAAGTTGTTAATCCATACTTCCAGACAATTGGATATAGTAACCCTTAAGGAATAACATGGCTACACAAGGAATTCAAGGTTTATTTGGAGGCATGGGTACTCCTGAGGAAATGCAACGACAGATGGTAGAACAGAAGGCTTTGCAGTTTTCTCAGATGACTCCTCAGCAACAAACATCCTACAACATCTTTAAGAACACAGGTAACTTAGGTCGTGGCTTGGCTGGTGCTATGGGTGTTGATGTACAAGATCCAGCTATTAAACGAGCTACTATGCTTCGTCAAATGGCTTCACAGTTTGATACAAATACACCTGAAGGCTTGAAGCAATATGCACAAGCTCTTCAATCAGTAGATCCTGAAGCTGGTATGAGAGCTATGCAACAGGCTCAGGCTATGGAAGAGCAACAAGCTAAAGTAACTCTACAGAAGACACAAACTGATCGTATGGCTGCTTTGGCTGAGCAAGAGAAAGTTCAAGCTGACCGTGAAAGTAAACTTGCAGCTGAGTTTGATAAGCTTCCTGAGGATGCTACTGAAGAGGATATGGCTAAGGTTCTACGTAAGTATGGAGATCCTAAGACAGTCTTTCAGACAATGGAGAGAAAAGCTCAAGTTAAGTATCAGGCTGAATTAGCTGCTGAAACTAAACGTGAAGCTATTGCTTCTAAAGAGCGTGAGGCACAAAAAGATAGAGAGCTTAAGTCCTTTTTAGCTTCTATGGCTAATGCTGCTAAACAAGCTAAAGGCACTGAGATTAAACCTCTAAGCACAGGTGATATTAAGATGATCACTGAAGCTAAGACTCGTGTAGCTGATTATGATTACAACATTACCAAGATTGATGATTTCCTTACAAAGATTGAGGATGGTAAGCTTAACTTTGGTATGTTGAACAATCTTAAAGAGACTGTGTTAATTGGTTCTGGTAAGGCTAAAGAAGCTGCAACAAATAAAGTAGCTTTTGAACAGTGGGCTAAGAATGCAGTTAATGCTTTGTTACTGAAAGCTAAAGGTACACAGACTCAGGGTGACGCTAAACGTGCAGGTGAGCAAGTATTGTCAGCATTGGCTCGTAACGACACAGAAGCTGTAAAAGCATCTTTACAAGGTTTTAAAGAGATTCTAGATACACAACGTGTAGCCGATAAAGACAATCTAAGCTTTATTGCTGAAGAGCGTCAAAAACCAAGCATAGCTAATGTAAGGGCTAAAGGTACAGGAACTAAAGACGATCCTATTGTCTTGAAATAAATAAGGAAGACTATGCCAGTATATCAATATGAAGGTAAGCATTATGACCTGCCTTCAGGTTTGTCTAATGAGGAAGCCATTGCTAAGATTGAAGGCTTCCTAGGCAAGTCACCTAAGGTAGACACAAGTGCTGATGAGACATCACGTTTAGCTGCTCGTTATAAAGCACCTGCTAAACCTGCTGCTGAAGCACCTAGTGGATTCATGCAAGGACTTACAGATCCTTTGTATGGATCTGCTCAGTTAATGGCTAAAGGTATGGAAGCTGTAGGTTTCTTTCCTAAAGAGGCTAAGGCTTTCTCAGAGCGTGTAGTTCCTCAGCGTGAGCAACAATATGAAGCTCAACGTAAAGCTGCAGGTGAGACTGGCTTTGATCTAGGTCGTTTAGCTGGTAACATTATTAATCCTGCTAACTTGCTTCCAATTCCTATTGCTAATCCAGTGGCTAGAGCTGCTGTGACAGGAGGTGTTATGGGAGCTATGCAACCTGTATCACAACCTGAAGACTTTGCATCTACAAAGGCACTTCAAGTTGGTGCTGGTACAGTGCTAGGCCCTGTAGCTGAAGGTACTGTCAATGCTCTCGGTAAGGTTGTAGGCCTTGTTAAGAATCTTACACCTTCAGGCCGTCAAGAGGCAATGTCTAAATATGTTAATGAACTTGCTGGCCCTGAGAAAGATGTTGTTATTAAAGCCTTGCAAGATGCTAAAGAGCTAGTAACAGGTTCTCGTCCTACCGTTGCTGAGGCTCTAGCTAACGTTCCATCAGCTGCTGAGCTGGTGGCTGCTCAAACTAAACTAGCTAAACAGTCAGGTGTTGCAGGTAAGTTTGCTGAGAGAACAGCTGAACAACAAGCTGCTCGTGTACGTGCCTTACAAGGTATCGCAGGTACTGAGGCTGAGAGAGCTGCTATCACAGCTGAGCGTAACACTGTAACAGGTGGTATGCGTGAAACTGCTTTGGATCAAGCTAATGTAGCTGGCCCTGTGTTTACTAAGCTTGAGAAAGACATTGCAGATAAATTCAACAGTGTAGCTGCTGCTGAGCAAACTGCAGGTATGACAGGAATGGCTGCATCTACTCAGCAAGCAACTGCACAGGCTGGTAAGCCCGGATGGTTAACAGCTGGTGATATTGCAGCTGAGGCAGCACAACGATCAGGTGCTTACAAAGGACTTGCAAGTAACCTTCGTAAGGAAGCTCAGTTAAAACAGTTTCAACTTGGTAGTCTTGAACAAAACGGT